ATTTACCACGAGAAAGGCAAAAAGTCAAATTAATGAGGTTCAAGCCATACAAGCAGGCAAGCAGAAATGTACATCCAAGGAGAATCAAGATTGCAATCTTGTAGCACAAGAATAGGGTTGTTGTCGTCTAGGTATTTAAACCCTTCTATGTAGTAAAACTTTTTCGTGTTTTCGCTGTAGACCATGACACCTTTACGAAGCTTCCAAATGTCAACTTCGGTGTTAGAGAATTTAGCCTTCATTCTTTTCTCCCAAGGCGGATAGTAGTGATATGAATCTTATCATCTACACCACGAAACCCCTCAAGTTCAAAAGTAGGTGTTGTACTAAAGCTGTAAAATTCTTCCAAATCAACATCTCCAAGTTCAAGATTAGTCTCAAATACCATACTCCTACCTTCCCACCCACCCACCCATTTCCATAGTGGTAATAACTTCAATGTTAGCATCATCTGGAAATTGTTTAAGCCATTCCTGAAGCTCTTTATTCGTCGCCATCGCCAGCCTTCCGCTCTGCAATTTTAGCCATGCGCTTCTCACGAGCCTTAGCAAGATTCTCTCGACGAGCATTCGTGTCCCATACAGGAATTCCCTCTACAGCACGTTCAATACGCTCTTTAACGCGCTTGATAGTGTCATTGTTCTTGTACAGTTGGATTTCGTACAGAGTGAAATTGTGGTTGGGGGCAACCTCTTGACTTACACGCCATCCTTGCGTGATGAGTTCTTCCAGTTCGTAGATGATGGTGAGGAAGGATGGACCAACAAGGGTGCGGTAGTCGGTTTTGTTGTCTTCCGAAGTGGTGTCTACAATTTGTACATCGTTATTCGTCGTCATAGTCATTCTCCCAAGTGTTGATAGGTTGGTTGTTAAAGTAGTAGTTGAGGTCTTCTACGATTTGTTCCTTACGTTCGTATTCCTCTACAAGTTGTTCTAATGTTGTCATTTTGCAACAGCAAACACAGTTGCTCCTCGATTAGCCCCGCCCTGCCACAGAAGCTCTTTGACAGTGACGATGGCTTCGTTGAAGTTTTTCACATCGCTTACATCAATCTTACCGAGCTTTCCTTTGACTCGGAAGTAGTGGCGTACTTTGTTCATGTTTCCTCCATAAAAATGTTACGAGGTTGCATACTAGCATGCGAGTTAAGGCATGTCAACATCTAAGAATGCACAAAATTTGACAAGAAGACCTGTACATGTTACAATTCTGCCATTAAGAATACTAAGGAGTGTGTATGTCGGAGCTTGTACCTACAAAGGCGCAGCCTATTTTTCGAAAAGATCACGAGCTTGCCGACCTTCTGAAGAGGCTCAAGAAGCTGTCCAAGAAGACAATCGAAGTGCTGGAGCAGGGGCTTGAGAGCACGGATGAGCGCATCCGGCAACAAGCAGCCAACAAGATTATGGACTATCTTATCAATGTTTCGAAGGAAGTCAATCAGGACCAGTTGAATCGCTTGGTCCTTGACATCAAGGCGCAAGGGCTCGTAGGGGCCGGGACGACAGCGCCAGAAGATGATAACACCCCTAAGCTTGATTTTGACAATATCCACCCCGATTTCGCTGACGCTGAAGTAGTGGACATGAGCGATGTTAGGGCTGTAAAATAGCGTAAGAATCCTATTTAGGTGCAAAAACTTGACAAGAGACTAGGATTGTGTTAGAATTCTGTTTGTGGTGAAAGTGACGTTAAAGCAGGAAAGCTCGGCCTGCCATAGAGTGTAAAGAGCACGAGGTGAGTCACACATACCTCGCAACCACATATTCAGGTATGCCTTCAACCTTCACAAGAATTGGCTAGTAGAAGCTTCACAAGAGGCTTTCTATTAGAGTGCTCTCCGAAGCAGGCAGCATCCCCTCCTTATGATGTTTGTGAGGATTGAGCACTCTAATAGAATATGTCTCCCTCCTCTGTGCCCTATCATGTGTAGGTGTCTCAAGTGGGAGATTTCTCAGCCGACATAGCTCAGCAGGTAGAGCAACTGATTTGTAATCAGTAGGTCCGGGATTCGATTTCTCGTGTCGGCACCATCTACGCAAGCAGTTCATCCCACCAGACAATCGGAGTCAAAATGGCGTGATGCTTGCACCTCATGCGCAGTTGCCGGATTCTGCCAAGCTGTGATAACGACAGCATAAACAACACCGGATCAACGCGAGAGATCGCATTTTAACTTAGACAGAAAGGTAGAAAATGTACTTGAAAATCATGAGTGGTGAAGACAAGGCTGACGCAGATTACACGAAAAAGTTCAGCATGGTTGAGGTTGTTTATTTTTCATTCTACAACCGAGATGGGCATTCTTGGGTTGGGTATGACGACATAAACGGCAGGCCGGGAGAGTCTATGATTGCAGGCAACGTGTATGTTCTTAACGGCACTGGTAAGACGATTGAAACGTGGTCTGCAAGTAGTAAGTAAGGAGAACAAATGTCAGAAAATACAAAATCCTATCATTGGGATCACGGTAAGGGCTCTAGGCCACGCTCGTACAGCGTGACTTTCGAAGAGTTTGATAAGAATTGGGATGCTATCTTTGGTAAGAAGGAAGCTCCGAAAGAGGATGTTGGTTGCAGCACTGTTGTCGAAGCAAAAGATGCCGCCGAGGGCTAATTAAATACTCGTAACAATTTCGCCTACGGGGAGTGCCCCAAGTGGCGTCTACGCTGCCTTTGGCGGCAAAAGTGGTGAGGCAGGGGATACAAGTCTCTGCACGCTATATTCGCATGGTTGAGTGGCGGTGTAGCAATAATTTTGAAGCCTGCTATCAGAAATGGTAGCGGGTTTTTGGTGTTTTGTTTAGTGGCGAAAAGGGTAGCTCCCACCTCTGAGGCTGTATCCCTCAGATAGCCACGCTTATTTTAACTCGATACAGGAGTAGTATGAAGAGGCGTCGTACAGCACATAACAAGAGTAACACAGAGGAATTCATTAGTAAAGCCTTATCTGTACAGTCGGAACATGGCAGAGAGTTTGACTACTCGCGTGTTGAATACATAAATGCAAGAGAGAAAGTAGAAATTGGTTGCAAGAGTTGTGGCGCATGGTTTATGCAGACTCCTTATGTGCATTTGTACGGAAAGGGATGCTCTAATTGTCGCAACATTGGGTTGGCACGAGCAAGAAGTCATACCAAAGAGCATTTCGTAGAGGAAGCCTTAAAGGTGACTGGAGATAAATATTCTTATGACTTGGTAGTCTATAAGAATGCCAGAACATATGTTGATATCATTTGTAACGACTGCGGGATCACTTTCAAAAAGAAGCCTACTGAAATTCTTAATGGGCTAGGTTGCCGGTGTCACACCGAGCCTTTGGGATATAGGCCAGAGGAGCCTGCCAGTCTATATGTAATGTCGTGCGAGAACATAATAAAAATCGGCATAACTAATGGGGACCCTAAAACAAGGGCGAAAGTTATCGGCAAGTCTTACGGAAAAGAGTTTAGTGTTGTTTCACAATATCATATGGATGGTAAGGTGTGTACTGACTTGGAAACAAGGCTACTTAAGGAGCTTCGTACTATCTATGAAAGCCCTAAGAATAAATTTGACGGATACACAGAATGCTTCTTTGATGTGAATATGGAACTCCTTTACTCGCAAATAGAAGAGGCAATAAGGAGTTTTAATGACAAAACCAATATTTGCACCTTGCAGTGAGAAGCAACGCCTTGTACTTAAAGAGGAAGGCGTTGATCTGTTCCTCACAGGGGGCGGAGCCGGATCGGGCAAGACTTTCTTATCATTAGTACGCGCAGCGAAGCTAGTGCAAGATAAGGACGCAAAAGTGATGGTTCTGCGACTCACATATCCTATGCTAAAGGATATGATTATGGCGTCTAAACAAATTTACCCGCACTTTGGTGCAGTTTATAAGACGCAGGCTAGAGAATGGGTCTTCCCCAACGGCAGTGTTATCGATTTTAAAGCAATGCCTAAGGATTTGTATGAAGTGCAGGGGTGGGAACGTACCCATTTTATCATTGACGAAGCAGCAGAATGGGAGCAAGACCAGATTCTTGCTGTACTTAGCCGTCTGCGCAGTGCGACATATAAAGGTAAAAAGTTTCTCATGCTTTCGTGCAATCCCTCCAAGTCATCGTGGCTGCGGCCTGTCGTAGATTACGCACTTGATTCAGAAGGTGTCCCGCTGAAAGGCACAGAGCACAGGATTCGTTACTTTGTTATCCAAAACTCTCATTTTAAGTGGGCTGACTCGGAAGAAGAGCTTTATGAAAAGTATGGGCAAGGGTTAGAACTCGGAAAAGAGTTTGTTCCTTTGAAATTTAAATTTTGCCCTATGACTTGCTATGACAATCCTGCAATGCTTAAAGTGGACCCCGGATACCCCGGCAGGCTTTTGGCACAGCCGCGAGTCAACCAACTTCGTTTACTTTATGGTTCTTGGGACGCTGCCATTGAAGGTAGTGCGCTGGTCCATGAAGAACTTTTTGAGATTGTCGATCACCCCCCAATCAACCCTGTTGCAAAAATTAGGGCGTGGGACTTGGCAAGCTCTGTGCCAAACGAGGCAAATGGATTTAAATGCGACTGGTCGGTGGGTGTTCTTATGTCCAAGGATGCTTTTGGTAATTTTTATATCGAAGATGTTGTAAGATTTCAAAGGCAGATTGAAGGAGTGCTTAAAGGAATTAAGGAGACTGCATATAAAGATGGCTTGGATGTGATGCAAATTATCCCTGTTGATCCGGGCCAAGCTGGCAAGGTGGCGTCAAAATTCTATGTGAATTTTCTCGCAGAACATGGAATTTCCACAAGGACAGAGGGCGTCAATCCACATAGCAGCAAGATTACTCGTTTCAACCCCTTTGCCAGCGTAGCCAACAATAACAGCGTTAAGCTGGTGAAAGGCGAGTACATACGGGCATGGCTGGACGAGGTTTGCTTCTTTACTGGTGACAGGAAAAATCACGATGACCAAGTCGATGCTACGGCCTCTGCGTTTAATGCGTTGGCAAGACAAGTAACAATCCCAAGTTTCGTTCTTCCTACGTTCACCCAGAACTCACCAGTGCCAACAATCTAGCCTTCGGCACCTCATAATAACACACTTCCGCAGGATTGTGTGCAAAATTTGACAAAAGTCTTATCTAATGATACAATCCTGCTAATGAATTAAAAGGAGCACTAATGGCAGCTAAAAAGAAGCCAAAAGACGATTCGGCGGCTTTGGCTGCTGATGATGGTGTTGCTGTACCGCGTATTAGCCTCGGGGAAGTAGGCTTTACAGGCCTGCGCACGGTGTGGGGGAAAGTTATTGACGACCCCCAGCGTGCCTTCCACTCGGTAAACTTCATCAGGACTTGCCGAGAAATGATGAACGATGCAGTGATTGCGTCTGCCATCAACACCTACCGAATGCTACTCTCTCGCGTCACTTGGAATGTTGTACCGCCAATGGACGCTACAGATGAAGAAAAAGCACGCGCCAAGTTTATCGAGTCCTGCAAGGACGACATGGAGAATTCTTGGGCAAGCTTCATCTCCGATGTAATCACATATCTCCCTTACGGATTCTCTGTACAGGAAAAAGTGTACCGTCGCCGTCTTACTAAGAACGGCAGCAAGTTTAATGACGGCTTGGTTGGCCTCCGTAAAATCTCTCCCCGCGCACAAGATACAATTGCTCGCTGGACTTTCTCTGAAGATGGTCGTGAGCTTCTAGGCTGTGAGCAGTCTATTACCAATCTTGAGCATGGTGCGATGTTTATGTCTCAAGCCAACGAGCATGGCCTTATCCCCATTAAGCGTGAAAAGTTTATGCTGTTTACAGCAGACGCCACGAAGGGTGATCCTACGGGTAACTCTGTGTTGAAGGGGGTATATAAATCTTGGAAGGAGCTTGATATGCTCCGCCAACAAGAGCTATTAGGTATTGCCAAGGAATCCAATGGGCTTCCACTTATTAGGCTTCCTC